TCCTGTAGATCAGCAGTCGCAAGGGAGATTACATTCCCTACAGTGTTCTTGCCAATCTGTTGTTTCAGCTTATCTCGTAGAGCACTGAGGTCATCAGCATCTGCAGGATCAGCAGTAATTGAATTGTCTTTCAGGAACTTGATAGCACTGGACAGCGTGGCAGCATCCGTAGGGATGCCATCACGCATGTCTTCCTCAATGCGCTTAGTAAGAGAACTAGCGACTAAGCGGTGTAGCGCTTCCAGCTCCTTAGACGAAGCTGAGCTTGCCATACTTAATCCTGAACAAGCAACTGCACTGCTTCAACGGTAAAACCCATGCGGAAGATAGGGCCGTTAGGGTCTTCCTTAAATTCGTACTGGTAACGCTCAACCACATCCTTAGTTTCAGGATCATCGTTTGTAACTACTTTGTGCGTTTCGTCGTCTACACCAATCTCATCATCGTTTAGTTTACGCACAAGCAACCACACGTCTTTTGTGTCCAATAGTTCTTGAAGAAAATTACGAGTTTGTTTTGGGTACTCTTGCATTACATTAAGTACATCTTGTTTGGTACTTAAGTATTTAGGGAAACCATGCATTCTAATTGTCCTTTTAATTCACGAAGCTGTAGTGCAGCTCGAAGGTTGTACGTGCACGCCCATTTGATCCAACCTTCCGTTGAGGCAATACTGGAGCGGCACTGGTCTAAGGTTAATTCACCACGAGAAAACCTAGGCAGAAGAGTTTGCATACGCTTCTTTGCCCTACGTGCAGTACTGGTACGCAGTAACACTTTATTTGGAAAGTGCCGGTACCCTACAAAATCAACACCCTGTGTTACAGGAAACACGCTCCACTTAGAGAACTGAAGTTTTAGGTGCTCTTTGAGAAACGCTTTAACCAATTGTTGTAGCTTTTGGAGTTCTGCTTTATCGTTAGAGAACACAACAAAATCATCACAATACCTTACATACGCTTTTACTTTATGCGTGTGTAACAACCATTGATCTAGTTCATTCATGTACAGATTACCGAACCACTGGCTTGTGTAATTTCCTATAGGAACATTAGACTCGCCTGGGTAGGAACGTACGATGTTCTCAAGCAAAGTTAAAGTACGCTTGCACTTTATTTTGCGCTCAAGTACATGCAACAGGATTGCGTGGTTTACAGATGGGTAAAATTTACTAATGTCGGCTTTGAAGCAATACTTGTACTTGCGAACATATTGCATAGTCTTGCGACTAGCATCATGCATACCTCTACCTGTTCTACATGCGTAAGAATCTGGTATCATAAGGGCATCCCATATAGGCACCAGAATCTGTAGCAATGCATGCTGTACTACTCTATCAGGGTAAAACGGCAACACGTAAATGTCTCGTTTCTTAGGCTCATACACTGTCTTGGTACGGTAACTTGAAGTACTGTACACTCCTGTGCAAAGGAGCTTCTGTATGCGCAATAAGTTCCCAGGTACGTCTAACTCAAAATCCTTTACATGCCGTTGCCAAGATTTGCCTTTCTTAGCTCTACGGTATGCTTCTGCAATGTTATCTGGGTGTGTTACCGCATCCCATAGATTGCCGTGTCTTTTCATAAATTCCTTGAGGGCGTTCTCTTGAGGTACTAGCCTTATCTTAGAAGTAGTCGTTGTGTATTTCGCTGTCAGTGCTAACGCACATCGCAACGAGGTGTACAAGTCAGCCAGAGGACTATTTGACCCGCGACAGATCGTACTACATAGTCTCTGTATCCGTGACGCTGCGTGAGGAATTGTTGGAATTGAGATTCAAGGGAGAATTATTCCAATTCGAGCTGCGTGAACTGCAATTCACACTGTTACTCCAATTGCTGCTGAGAATGCTGCGATTATACTCGTACACCCGTACTGCTTAGATTACTTAGAATCGACTTGAAGCTGGCTCCGCGCCGCCGCGCGAGGAAAAGCTGGAATCGAGATTCAAGGGAGAAGTAGTCCAATACGAGCCGCGCGAACCGCAAGCCACACCGGCACTCCAAGCGCCGCCGAGAACGCCGCGATAAGGTGCTTGATAGTGCTGTCCACCAACACCTGTATCATTACCATCATACGCGTTAGCCCACGCGGCTGAGGTTAGCACGCCACCTTGGTCACGCGACCACTGCCAAAGAACTCCGCACGTATCTTCAATACCCTCATGGCTAATCATACGCCGACCTACAGTGTCTGTGTGTCCCGTAGTTGTACCTGGATCAGCAGAGCCTGCGATGTTTGTACCTTGATTAGCGCCTGCTGAAGCTGCGAAGAACTCCTGCTGACTAATGCTTTGTTCGCCTTGACGGGCGAACCATTCCTCAAACTTGTACGCATGGAATGCAGGGCTAGAAACACCATCTGCAATTGTACCCCCATTGACGGACACTAGCGTACTGCCTGATACAGACGGCAGGTAAATCATTACCCACTTACCAGAGCGAGACAGGACGCGACCCTCTTGAGTAGCTGAGCTGCGATTGAATCTGTCCCACACAGAGCGTGGTAGGATGTCGCCAGCTACATAACCTGTAAGAGGGTGGGATGCAATAGTGCCAACAGCAACGCATAAACAGTGGAAGCCACCGATCTTCCGTGTATTCATACTTGTATAACCATCTGGGTACGTGCTGTTAGCTGAAAGGATTACACCTCCAGCTGCCTTCAAGTACACGTAAAAGTCTTTACCAGCGCGATTACCGGCAGTGGCGTACGTACTGTTATCCCAGTTACCTGTAGTACCTAGCGCAATACCTGCAGCAGCAACGGATACTAAACCACCGTTCACCATACCGCTAATGTTTGGCAGGTTCAATGTAGTCTGCGCACCGGATAGCAAGGCGCTTTGATCTAGGAAAGTGCTGTTGCCTACAGCAGCTGATTTTTGAGTGGTGCCGTCTGGAAACGTAAGCCCATTAACACCATCGACAGTCATTGTCATTTAATACCCTTTATACAATTGTCCAGACCGCGCCGGACTCTACAACTACTGAAGGACCGTTAGCCACTGTAATAGGGCCTGGGGTCATAGCGTTCTTACCATTTACAATAGTCTTATTTACGGTGACAGTATTACTGCCTTCGTAGAACTGCCCTGAGGTTGAAGCGGCTGCTTGCTCTGCCCAGTACTTAGCACTGTACTCAGAACCTTCTACAGGGCCAGAGGTTTTTTCAGCCCACTCGTTTGCTTTATTTTCAGAAGCCAACGCAGCAGCTGCACTAGCAGCAGCAGCATCTGCCTCCTCAGGAGCTGCTAAAATAGGGGCAAGGTTTGTAGCTACTTGTTGAATATCGCTAATGTTTGTACCTACTAAATCAACATTAGCAATGTGTGTCGCTACAGTTTCAATCTCAGAGTTAGGCTCCAGTAAATCCGAACCAACTGCAATTACGTACGGATTTGTGCTAGCTGCTTCAGCTGCATTCTTTGCAACGATAGCTGCATCCCTAGCATCTTCAGCCAGCCCTTGAGCTGTCTCTGCATTCGTCTCAGCAAGTTCCGCATTAGCCTCTGCTGTTTCAGCTGCAGTCTTCGCTAGAACAGCGGCATCCTTAGCGACAACAGCTTGAGCACGTGCAGTCCATGCACCGTCTGCATCAGCTTTGTACTGAGCTAAAGATAGAGCATCTGTATCGTCTACAGCCGTACCTATGTTACGAATACGGTACCCGTGCATATTCAGATCATTGAAAATGTCTGATAAACCTAAGCGTTCCTTAGCTTCTTGAACAACGTGGAGAATCTGTCTAAAATTCTCATCCATCGTTTCATCAAGAAATGCCGCACCATCAACAAAAATGTGCCGTACGTCTGAAATATCTGTGTTACGTGCTACCAGGACTTCTACGCCATTAGGCACACCTGGAGACGGGAACGACAGGGTATGATCTGTGCTGCCTACCCAGTTCCAATCTACGCCTTCTGTAGTCGGTAACTCGTCAAAGAACACAGTGATCTCAGAGCGATCAAAGTATTCAATGCTGATAGGTAGCAGCACCAGCGTGCCATCAGAGACTGCACGCTGAGTACTGTAAAAAGCCATAGCTTATTCCTGTGTTTTCAAAATGGTTTGTAAAGCACCGCTCAGAGGAGCCATGCCAAGTACTGGTGTAGCAGCAAGAGCAGCAGCTCCTACCTTACCCCAGTTAGCATCTCCTCCACTCATCTCTGCTTTCAGAGCAGCGGAACCTGTGCCAAGGAATGTGATACCACGATCAAGTGCAATTAGACCTGGGCTACCCCACTGACGAGATTCCCCAGTGAATACCTTAGCGACTTCAGACATCAGCCCTAATGAGCCTACTTGTCCAACAGCCTTACTTGCTAACTTATCCATAGGTAGTGCTTCTCGACCACGGGCTACTTCATTAGCTTGAGTAGCTAGCATAGCCAACGGGAATTGCCACATCATAATTAGTGCTAGAGGACCGAACCCATCACGACCTGCAGTGCCTACAAGAATCTTATTATGCGCTGCTAGTGTGAAGCTACGGAAACTGAAGACGAACTTACCTACGTTATCGAACGCAGCGAATGCCGGAGTCTCACCTATGCGAGCTTTCAGCACACTTTCATCCATCATCTTCGTAAATACAGGTCTAGCCGCAGCCCATGTCTCGTCAGCCCACTTAGACGTATCGAGGCCATGTTTTGTAATGTCAGAGCGTAAGCTCTCCATTATATCGGGGCTTAGTCCGTACTTCTCTAGGTTCTTGATAGCCTTGGTGTTTCCCTGCACAGCAGAACCAATTCTATCAATAATGAGATTAGCCACTACACGCGATTGATGATGTTGCACGTACTTCATAGCATTGAAGTAAGGCACGAGCTGAGAAGCCTGTTGCATCTTCATCATAGCTACATCTGAAGCTGGTATAGCAAAGCCATCTTCAAAGCGCTGCAAGAAAGGTCTAATGCGTGTGTCCTGGTATCCAGAGCGAGCTAGCACATCATACAACCTTGCACTGGTGCTAGGGTTAGCGCTAGCCTCAGAGAATAGCTTACGTAGTACAGGCAGTTCCTGCATAGCGTACTTCAGTGTTTTAATTGCACCGTAGTGCGCCATAGCTGGAGCGTACTCTGTAACCTGCCATAAGCCAGAAGCACTGAGAGCGACAGAACGCGCCCATGATTGCCCTAGTCGGACAATCTGACTCATCTCCTCACCTGCAGGTTTACCCTGTAGATGTTGGATCGTGTTGTCCAGGAGTTTCTCTTGCCGTGCAATTACGTTAGGATCAGTCTCAGCAGAGCGTACCTTTTGTACGTACTCATCACGCATTTGCTGGATAGCTTTCTCAGACTTAAAACCAGCCCTAGCGAATCCAGACTTACCAGATACGCCGTCTAGGTACCGTTCAGTAATTGTCGTTAGTCCTGTGTCAAACATATCAATGACACGGAACTGCTCACCATTCACATCCAGGCTTGCTCGGTAATCAAGATCAACACGGTGTTTCAAGAACGTAGCTTTACCCTTCTCAGCCTTAGCTCCAGTCAGGTAGTCTAATGCGCGGGTAATGCGTTCTTCAGGAATACCTTCTGCACGCATGATGTCACGGAATGCATTGTACTCAGCGCTGTCCTTACGTGTAAAGAAGATAGGGTCTTCATGTGCACCCTTACGCTTCATACGGTCAACTGTGCTAGCAGCAATGTCCTTAGCAATCTCTTCAGGCATGTCGGCATTAGCAGAACGCAGTGCTTTAGCAATGAGTCCTTTCACAGCCTGATCTGCTTCTTTAACGGAGCGACCTGAGGCCACAAGTGCATCGACAATCTTACTGTACTTCCCAGCATCCCACGAACGACTGAACCAACCAGCTTTAGGATTGATCTGCTCTGCACCTTCTACACCAGACTTACGCAGTGTGTCAGCAGCCATTGCATTCACTTTATCGAGAGCATCAGCAATCGCAGACACGCGTGGATTTACACCTGTGCTCGTGACATCTAAGCCACGATTCACGAGGTCTTCTCTACGCCACATCTCCATAGCAACTTCAGTTTCTAGGTTACGCTGCACAGTCAGTGCATCTCGATTGAAGATGCGTTGGAATGTGCCAGCGCCACGTTCATTCAAAGTCTCCTTTAGCAGGTCTTCGAACTCGAACTGGGCTGTGCTTAACTCTCTACGTATACCAAAGATTTCATCCTCAACAGAAACCGCTTTAGAGCGAATGCTGCTCACCAAAGAATCAGCGAACGTGCTATCGTACTTTGACAGCGAGGAATGAATACTCCATTCCAGATTATCCGCGAACTTCTGAGAAAGCGTCTTTGCTTGCTGCTCAGCTACGTTTGCTGCATTATCCAGATTCCCTGAGGTACCTGGAGGTTCTGCTTTATGCAGTGTGCTTTGGTACACATCACCACGAAAGTCCTGGTCGGCCTTCGAGAGCTTCCCAGCCATACCTGCAGCAAGGCCAGTGGCACCTGCATTGAACAGGGCATCCAGAATGATTTCCTGCGTCTCTACGGGGCGAACTTCCTGTGCGGCACCTGTGATAGCCAGAGAAGCTCCAGCGGCTGCTGTAGCCCCTGTAACGGCCCTCGCTGCACGTCCTGCAGTAACGAAGCGGGCTGCACCGAATGAAGCGGTATCCGCAGCTAGGTACACAGGGTCAATCATCCCCACAGCAAACGCTGTGATTGGGGAGTCTCCCATAGCCTTGTACCGATCACGCTGATCTTGCAGCGCTTTCAAGTGGTACTGCCATGAGTCTGAGTTCGTGCTCTTCATGAGGAACTCTCGATCTGCGTCATTCAGTTGGAATGGCACAGTGTCGATGTGAGCTTGCACAGAGAACGCTGGATCAGCCTCACCGAAGTCAGGTTTAGTTACCCAACGGTACACGTCTGAGGTAGCCCATCCAGATACCGCAGCGCCAGCCGCTACAAGCGGACTGGCACGTTCACGGGTAGCCTCAGCACGTAACCCAGCACCTTGAGCAGCTTCAACAGTCTGCTGTAACGCTGGTGCGATTTCAGGCATTACTATCCTTTCAATTATTCATCGCTGAACTGAGCAATCGCTCGTAGTGCAGCTTTCGTTCTGGTCCAGATAACTTGTACGCAGGTGTCTTCTGCAGAGCAGCCTGAGCTGTCTGTGCATTACCTGTACGGATACCACTAAGCAGTCCTTGGTATTGTGGAAGGCTGGCAAAGCCTGGGCCAGATTGATACGCAAGTTCACCGACAAGGTAGAACCACTTATCACCTTGCAGTCCAGTTTGATTTTGAATCTTAACAGCAGCAGTAGCTGCGGCATCAGAGGCCTTAGCAAACGATAGGTTAATATCCTGCTGACTGATCTTACCATCAGGCCCAGGCTTAGGCATGAACTCATTCGCTACACCAACACCAGCTGTAGGATTCCCTTGAGTGTCCTTGTACACAGTGTCACGCACACCCTCGTTCTTCACGAGGTTACTACGGAACTTGTACATAGCTGAAGGTTCAACAGGAGTGCTAGACATACCGTTGTACTGCACAGACGCAGAGCCTTGCGTAAATAGCTTACCTGGACCGAAGACCTTAGCAGACTTCTCTGCAATCTTTGCATCCATCTTGCCCAGCTCAGCTTGAACCTGCGTAGCCTCGAATGTGTACGATTGTACGTTCACACCACCTTCAGCACGGTCTTTATCGTACACACTCATGTGCACTCGACCGTCTACACCTGGATTGAAGTACAGTACTTTGTCCTTTGTCTCAGGGATTGCTGTAGCTATGTTTGTGATAGCCTTGCCTACACGCTCATTCGACTGCGTAGCATCAACCTTAAAGAACTGTTGTACAGATACACCACGAGGCATAACCATACTGAACTCACCAGTAGGTACCAGACGATTCTGAATGTTCGCTAGAGCTGTGTCATAACGCACATCAAAAGTAGCGCCAGGATTAGCAACACCTAGGTAACGCATCTCATCAAGCAGAGCCTCAGAAACAACACCAGTGCTACGCTGAGCAACAAGCTGCTTCTTCACATCACTACCGAACGGCAGAGCACGCACAAGGCCACCTAACACACCGCCACCTGCAGTGAGTTCCTGAACCTTCTTGCGGTCTTCATTCGCTTTGTTGTTGTACAACGCGAGCTTATCCTGTTCTGACATATTCGCACCAGCACGAAGCTGAGCACTCGTCTCACGGATAGCTGCATCGTCAAGCATACCTCCAGCTAGCTTAGCAGATAGCGTACCTAGGAACACACGTTGATCTTCAGGCATACCTGCCAGCAATGAAGTCACAGCCTGTTGGCGATTATCTGCCTTCAGCGTGTTCATTGTAGTCAGTACCTTAGACAGCCTGTTGTTCTCAGCAGGGGTCAGTGGAGTGTCGGCTAGCGACATCTTCTGTAGAATAGGCTTAATGCTCGCACCTACAGACTCCAGAGATTCTACGTTACCTACCTTAGTCCCATTCTGAATCAAAGCATCAATCACTTGGTCATCAGTCTTACCAGCACGGTACATGCCAGCGACCCATGCATCACGTACTTCCTTCTTCGTCTTACCACCTAAGTCGGTATCACTAATAACAGAGCTTTGATAGTTCTGAATTAGTGCATTACTGCCTTGCACTTTATCAGTAGCCACGTACATGCGTTGGAGTAGCGAATTGTACTCTCCTGCACGGATGAAGCCTTGCTTAGCGCCCTGGTCGATGTACGCTTTACTTGCATTAGGATCAAAGCCTGAACCCGATTGCCAGCTCGCTTCCATCTGAGCGAGGCCATCTAAGTACTGCATTTTCGTTTCAGATAGACTGTTCTGAGATGCTTGACGAGCTTGGTCAGCCAGCTTAGTCTGCATCTGGTACGGGAGACGGTCCAGCAAAGGTGCCTTAGAGCCATCTCCTGCATCGTACGGCAGCTCTTTCAGCGCTCCCCATAGGGCCGAGTCACCTGAAGTGATTGCTTGCCCTGCAGCCTCGTACACGAGGTTATTACGCACATCTTGAGGAAGACGTGGATTCGTGTACATACCAGTCACAGCAGTCATGAGAGTGCTCGTGGCATTCATGTACTCTTGCGGGTTCCCGTTCGCACGGGCAGACTGAACCAGAGATAGCTTTGACTGGTAGTCTGCCATGTTAGCGGCACCTTCAACATCAATGATGTACTTAGAGCGTTCACGAGTGTACGCATTAAAAGCCAACTCTTGCGTGTTCGCCATCTGTGTAACAGCGAGCTTACGAGCACCTGCGGACATACCCTCAAGCTGGGGCATCAAACGACCACGCACATCTTGCATGTGCTTATCGAATGCTTCAACATCCTTCTCACGAAGAGTTTTCATATCCTCTTCGAGCTTTGTTACTTCCTTAGCATGGTTCAGCTTGAATGCCGCATCACGGTACCCCGCCTTTGTCCACATGCTTGTAATCGGATTCGAGTCCAGCTCAGCTTCCGATTGAATCTTACCAAGTTGTGCAGCACCGTTCAGGTACGCATCTTCCGTGGCACGATCAAACGCCACTTGACCTACCTGTACTAGGGAGCGACCTACAAGATCACCTAGGCTACTCATGCGGCCTTGCTCTACATAGATAGAGCGTGCAGTACCTTCTGTACGAGCCGGTGCTACACCACCAGCGGCAGATTGAATTGCAGGCGTGTTACCTACAGCAAAGTCTACAGCCTTTGATACACGGTCAACCATTACTTACCTCCTGCAGGTGCTGAAGTGCCACCGGCACCAGTACCGCCACCTAATTTAATTGCTGAACTAGCATACGTAGTCGCTGCTGCAATACCACCAGCAACCAGAGCCGACTTGATAGTGTCCCCTGTGCTAGGTGCGTAGAACTCTGTTGCAGCTTGCGAACCATTCAACGAGGAGGTACCTTGGAATACAAGGTCTGCTAGCTGTGTATTGAAGTTGAACTTCTGAACTTGCCAATCCTCTAGACCTTTAGCCTGAGCCTCACCAGCACGCATACGAATGTCTTGCAGGACTGCTTGAGCACTTGCACCAATAGCACCTACAGCAGCCTGATTCGCGTCCACGGCACCTAGAGCACTTGTCTGTGCTGCTGAGATGTCAAAGCCTTTCTGAATAGCTGCACGATCCATCTGTGCCTGCTGTACGTTCAAGATACCTACACGGTACCCAGTGCGCACTGTGTTCTTTAAGTTTGCAGACACAGAGGCTTCATTGCTCGCTGTGATCTGATTGTTCTGCTGAATACTGTTACGCGCTCCAGCTGCTACGGCAGAGTTCGAAGCTGAGGCGCTCTGAATACCTGTGCCTACTGCCATTACGGTCATGGCACCTACGGCTACCCAAGTCATAACTTTAACTCCAACTGAGGGCTGTCAGATAGACCTATAGCGGAGTACGACTCTGCAATAATCTCTGACTCAATGTGTTCTAAATCTGTGCTCTCAGTTACATGGCAGGTTGTCCATACCACATCAGTGTGAGCCAGTACCACACGCTTTGTTCCAGGCTTGGATACGAACGTGTACGGAGCCTCTAACTCAAGAGGCCCATCTTCTGTAACAACACGGCACCTGCCCATACTAATGATGTTCAGGTGCGCGTGCTTGTGAATCTTACCTACGACAAGGGAACCAGCAGGGAGAAGAATCTCCCTACCGTACATCCCTGGAGCGAAGTGGTGCAACACAGGAGGCTGTATCTGATCCGGCTGTGCTTGCATGAACTGCTGCAGAGCCATGATCTCAGCCCTACGACCAACACAGGTTATCTGCGTTTGATCTTCTGGTTGTACCTGCATACGTACTCCATTGAAATAACATTTAATTCCCCAGTACCGTCTGTGCTAATCAGCACTGTGGTGCTCTGGGCGTTCGTCCTACAAGGGACAATACTGATACTTTCGTTCGCGTACCGTCCTCGGTTAATGTCAAGCTCGGTGCTACTCCACGTAAGCGTAGCAGTGCTTTCTGCACCAGCATCAGCTGAAGCTGCATCACGTACAGTAACTTCGTACTGTGACGAGTTCTTTGTACCGATCATGTATCGTAGCACAGTGAGCTTGTTCGAGCTAATCACGACCTCGTTCTGATCCTTCACAATCGGAGGATTCGGAGAGATGCTTGACGTGTACGGGATACCAATAGCTACTGGTCCTGTTGGGAACGAGCGTACCGTTGTGAGGGTGCTAGGAGAGCTTACAGAGAAGCCTACCTTATCACCAGCTAGATCACCTGTACCGACTGCAGCCACGAGCTTGCTAGCCATGCTAGGGTCGAAGTCTGTCATCCAGTCAGGGAGAGTGATCGTGTTATCAACGATGTCTGTGAGCACGTACAGATCACTGAATGGGCGGCGCTCTGCATCGAACGTAAGCACACCTACACGAGGGTCTACACTACAGCCTACGATGGTATCGTTCTGAGCGAACAGTACATTCACGAATGCATTAGAGAAGTACGCAGCAGCCACAGGGTACGGGAACGTCCAACGGTGCCATGCTTGCTGCACTTTGCTCTCAGCATCCCAACTGTACTCATGCACAATCAGAGAGTACTCATCACCAGCAGGAGCAAACAGAACCATGTTGTCTACCGTAGAGCTTACGCTGAATCGGCAGTCACCTGGAAGGTACTTCGGCAGGTGCTGTGTACTGTCAATGCTAATGTACTGAGAGTCAGTGTACTGCGAAGGCACCATCTCCATAACGCCGAAGAAGTCTTCTGAACGGCGCATAGGGTACATCAATGTACGGCCTAAAGATACAGGAGCTGAGCGTGTGCTCATCTCGTGTGTACTCGTCAGAACCACATAAGCATTACGAGGTGTAAGAGCTGTACTGGCTGAAGGGATCAATGCTTGGTACGACTCACTGAACAAGATCAGGTCTTTGTTGAAAGGTACACAGTACTCATAACTCGCGCTGGAGTTACCTGTACTACCGATTTCAACAGGGTCACTATCAATGATACTTGACACAGTACTACGATAGAACCTACGGGCGTTCGCACTAGCACTCAGGCTAACCATAGGACCAGACAGCAGAACAAGTCTACCCTGGTACGAGCCTATGCCTGTAATGCCATGCGTCATGAACCGATGTGCAGGGTTGCTCTTGTCATCACCTGCAAGCCGTCCCTCGAAGTCATCGAGTACCAATGTCCAGGCACCCTCTTCGTACGTCAGGGAGATAGGCATGTTCGTGATGTTAGCAGCCGAGCTGTAGTCACCGGACTCAATCCAGGCAGTCGTGCTGTGCTGGTACTTGAAGTACTGTGGAGACGAGACGGAGCCAACCGACATGATGTACCCATCTGCATCAGCAGGGAGCTGGGCAGGGAGATTCCCCTCAGCAGCGGTGTAGGAGGCCTTGGAGACTTGAACGTACTGCGACCCAGTGCTACTATTCACCGAGACGTTTGAAGTCGTTCCAGGCCCCTCTACGTACACGTACGAGGCAATCCGCACTACCTTAGTCAGGCCTGCAGTTCCCTTGACCGCATCCAGGGCATTCGCCAGCTGAGTAGCAATGTAGTCAGGGGTGCTGTTAGCGGCATCGCCAGCAGTGGTACCTGAAGGGGTTGTGTACGAAGCTGTGATGTTCCCTACAGAGGAGGTTACTGTCACAGAGTACCCACGAGAGAACGAACCGGCTGCAATGTAAAAGTACCCTCTACGGGTAGGGTTGATACCTGAGGTACCGGCAGTAATGCTAGGTACCTTGTCTACGTTAGCCAGGAAGAACTCATCACCTACTGTGGTGCTTCTGATCTTGCTTGCATCAGTTGTCTGAAGGTACGTTTGATCTGGGAAGTACTCCAGCAGATCGTACTCTTCATCCAGGACCTTTAGGGAGCCATTGATGGTATCCAGTAGCACATGCACCTTGAAGCCGCCGATGTCAGTGAACCACGCTTTCACAGAGTTCGATGTAACATCAGGCATAGGTACACTGTACCGGAACTGTGCTCCAGGCCGTCTACGAATGTTTGTAACAGGGTCAGACAGCATGTTATCCTGTGAGCCTACCTGCCCTGGTAGACGCTCACGAGGCAACTGCTGAGATACGCCCTGAAGTAAGGACTTATAACTAGACTCAAAGATTGACACGCTTAACCTCTCAACGCATTACGCAGTCTACGGAACCGCTTAGTTTTCTTGGTATTGTACCGGCGATTACGCAAGTGCTCAGCCATTAGATCAGATGCAGCTGCACCAGCGCGTACTTGCCAGATTTGTAATTCTTGAGATACGCCGATGTCGGTAGCGAATGCATTGATAAGCGCATTCCACCATACGACTTGAGCAGCAGTCTCGGGGAGTTCTTCGAATTGTACGTACGTGGTCAACAGACCTTCTACAGGATCATCCCATACGTACGACATTGTTTCTACGTTGTACAGCTCTTTGCCTCGTACAGCAGCGTACACTACGTACGGTACGAACGATAGGGTATCTGTACCCAGGGCAATCTTGCCATCAACATCAGGTGTAGCCTTGTACTCGAACTGGTTGAACCACCAGCCTTGATTGCACACACGCTTGAGTTCATTCTCTACCTCAGGCAAGATGATTGCTAGGGTAGGGTGCTTCAGTGTTACGGATGTAACCGGATGCTCACCTAGCTTAGGTAAGATCAGATTAACAGCATCTAGTAATTTCATATATCCTCTAACGCAAAAAGGGGAACCACTGTGAAGTGATTCCCCTTAGAGGTGCAAATTAGTCAGTGCTCAGCACGGCAACAGCATCGCCACGCTTGATACCAACAGTGTACATGCAGTACGAGTCCAGGACGTTGTTGAATTCCTTCTCGTCATCCCACATACGAACGGTCATAGGTTGAGCTTCAACCGTAACCAGAGTCTTACGTGGGTGGAACACGATCAGCATAGCCTTGGCTTCAGCAGCCGTGACGTTGAACTGTGCGCCCAGGAAGTGCGAGCTGATAGCACCAGTTGGGAAACGTGGAGTCTCCATAACAGGCAGGCCATTCAGCATAGCAATACGGCGACGAACGAAGCTGTTACCAGCAGTGTCGTTACCCGAGAACTGCACGTTCATGAGCTTGTCATGATCCAGCAGGACGTTGAATGCGTCAGGAGTAATCAGCGTTACGAACTCGCTGAGCGAACCACCTAGGTCACGCTTAACGAACTCAGCGACAACTTCCTTGTGCTTCTGAACGAGCAGATCAGCCTTAGCAGCAGGATCGGTTTCAGCAGCGTAGCCGGTAACAGTTTCAGCGATACCGTCATAGAAAGCACCCGAGGCCTTCAGCGAAGCAGGGGCAACCCATGCACCAGCCTTAATGAGCTGGATGATGTGTGCTTGGTCAAACGCCTTAGCGTGAGCCGAGCCGTGCTCTGCAGAGTACTCACCTTGGAAGTCTGGAGCAGTCCAGTCATCCTGGTAATCCACTGGGGTACGAATGTACGAAGTGGTATCAACAGTGATAACGAACTTCTCGTTCACGATACGCGAGTTCTCAAGAGCAACGCCAGATTGACGACCCTTGACAGCAACGCCACCGATACGATCACCACGCCAAGTATTCGACTGGTTAGCAACCGACTTGTAGTTAGTCAGACCTTCCGAACGGAACATCGACTGAACGCGGAACGAGCCTTCGATGTCGCCTTCGTAGGCTTCAAGGTGGATGTCGAGGTCGGCATCCGTACCACCCCAATGAGGGCGAGTGTTTGCAGCAGCAAAAGTTGTAGCAGCCATTTATATCTCTTTCAAGTTTAAGAATTGAACAAGCCTGTGTAAACGCTTAGCTTGGTATTACTTGCCTAGCTTCTTGCCGAGTGCACGGCGATTGAAGAGGGCATTACGATCATCGTTAAAGGTAGCGCTTGACTGGTCGAGCTTACGTAGCTCAGTCTGGAACTCCGCTTTGCTCAGAGCTTGAGCAGATGGGAGAGCAGCACCGCCACCTTGAACTAGAGGTTGTTGGTTCGGCACGAATCCTTGTCCTTGGGCGTATTGAATCAGAAGTTTACCAGCGGCCTGAATTTGGTCGCTGTTGTTCGAGTCCAGCATAGTCTTGATGACATGCTTGAGTTCGTCAGGAGCGTTCTGATTAAACGCAGTGACACATGCATTCCACTGAGCCTCACCACCGGCCATCGTGTGAATAGCCCCTACCGTCTTTTCGGTATCAGCTTGCACTGCTTGGACAATGCCCTTAGCAATGGTTGCAAGTTGATCTGCATTAGCGGGAGACTTATCACGGATGTACGCCAAGTCCAGCAGTTCTACATCACCGGCATCGAGTGCCTTCTTGAAGATACGATCCATATCCAGACCTTTACCAGCTGTCTGCATGACTTGTGCCATGCTCTTGATAACTGGGTTCTGGATGTTCTCAATGTTCATCGCATTCAGCGAATCCTGATCGACAACTGGAGCTGCCGGTTCAGCAGGAGTTCCTGGAGTCTTACCCAGAGCAGCCGCTAGAGCTGCAACAGCCTGGGTGAAGTCTGCGTTAGGCTCTGCTGTACTGCCTGGGGCAGGAGGTGCAGGAGGTGCAGGTGGAGTCGGAGGTGTAGGGGCCGGTGGAATCGTAGGAGGATTACCGGCTGGAGGTACACCTGGAGGGAGGTTTTGATCCATGCTTTAACCTTGCGTCATTTGATTAAGTTGTTCTAACTGAGAAGCGGCATCGACAGCCGTAGCCATCTGAGCCTGTCCTTGCTGCTGTTGAGCCATAGCTTGAGCTTCAGCATCCAGCACATCCTGTTCTTTGTAGATTCTCTCTACATCGACTGAGCGACCTTCGTAGATCATGTCCATGACCTTCTTGATGTCTACTCGCGGATCAAGCTGTTGCATCTGAGCAAGCGCTGGTACGACAGTAGCAGCTTCCTGTACAGCCAGAACTAGGTTCTGTACATCCGAAGCACGGCCTAGGGCAGGAATACCTGCCATAATGTCAAGGCGCATATCGTTTCGGATGAGACTATCCAATGTACTAGGCTTAGCCTCGAACATCAGAATATGTGCCAACGGTACTTGAATGCTTTCTGCTAGTGAGGAGTACACCCCACCGAGAGCATTCTCAGCTTCGATTGCCTGTTGTCGCAGCTCGTACGCCGTCACGCGTTCTGCGTCACGAGTGTTCGCGCTGTACATGAAGGCTCTAGCCAACCGTTGAAACACTTCAGTAATGATTATTTGAATTTGTTCAAGTTTACGCGCATCGCCAGCTTCATGCGCACCAACTGATTGAGCATCCCCACGGATGTACTCACCTGTCTCAGCATTAGCGAGGTCATCAATGTCAGTGCCTGAACCGGCCCCAACAAGATGCACAACACGCATTACTTCGACAGCGTACAACGCATGAGATTCACTCAGATCAGATAGACGTGCAAAGCCGCCTGCGTAATCTTCAACCATACCCCGACCATAGTGCTCGCCTGCGATCAGATTCCACGTAGGGAACTGCCAGGGGCAAAGATGCTCAGGATAAGTACTCGGTACCCCTACGGGCAATGTATCGACTTCCTGCGTGACAACGCAGATTGCTCTGGAGCCCCGAACCTTTTGACGTTGAATACGAGTGTACACTTCAACCTGTTGTTCAGGCCGACTGTACTTGCTCTTGTTCATACCCTTCAGGGCATCTTGAATGTCAAGGTCGAGAGACTCTACGTACGTGAACTCACGGATGATTGAATCGACAACGCGACCCTTACCATCACGGCGAACACCGAACGATTGCAAACCATACGTGGAGCACTTCTTATCTTCGGAGTCACGGTAAAGCACTGCGTTACCTGTGATGATAAGATGCTTCAACAGAGTGACAAGCTGATTGTACGAAGCGTTCATGAATAGGTTCTGACACGATTCCATCTCTAGTCGAGCTAGAGCTGCACTCAGTTCAGTCTTCTTCACGCCAGCTTGTTCAGCAGTTTGTACGAACTCATCGGATGGGTCGATACGGTAGAACGGACGATTACTCGGAAAGAGCAATCCTGCGAGCTTACTTGCTAGGTGGTTCACCAGCAAGGCTCCAATCTCTTGATAGTCTCGTTCAACGACTATCGCGTGCGTGCCTCTCGTTTCAGAGAAGTTTGCCATGAGCTGTGGTAACGTCCAATGAGCATACCGCTCACACTTCGTTATCACTGTATCGTCACGCAACTTCTCGAACAGGGCCTTATGCGTGACTCTTTGGTTCATCGTTAGACGTTGATACCGAGAGCACTAGACAAACCAGACACACGCTTCTTAGGCTTCTTCATGTCTGCAACCACGGATTGCTCAGCAGAGCCACCAGCTACGACAGTACCTAAGTTCTCACTTGAGAGGTCAGTTGCAAAGTTTGTTTGCATTGCTGCTTGTTGCGCAGCTTGTTCTTCTGCAACCTTAGCAGCTTCTTGAGCAGCTTTGGTTGCACGGTCTTGAGCTTCAGCAGCTAGATTAGCTTGCCGCTTCTTTTCCTCATAACCTGTAATATCTAGGCCTAACTTAGCGCCAGCACCACCGCACATTATTTTACCTTTCGGAAGGTGTACCCCACTGTTCGGTATCCTAAGCGTTCATGCAACGCTCTAACCTGATCTGGTGAGATACCTGTAGTAGACCCAGGGCGAATTTCAATAGCGCCCTTAGAGAATGCCCAAGTCTCGAATGCTTTAATCAACCGAATACCAGACATACCTCCTCGCTTGTTCGGAGAGATGTACAACAACACGTCATAACCTAGCAGCTCATCACTGAACCACAGGTCTTGTACAAACCCTATGTGCACGCCATGTATTCCACTGGCATCCTCTGCTACTAGAACAGAGTACTCAGGTGCACAGATAGCATGTACTAGGAAGTCTGCTCCCTTAGAGTCGTTTCTCGGAATACTGCTGTACTCCGACTCTAGGTGCATCTGCACGCACAGGGTAGCTATCTCAGCTATGTCCTGTACTGTTCCTTCTCTAATCACGAACTCTACTCTTCACGAAAGCTATTACTTCTCGTGTACCGAAGTACCTACGTACCTCTGCTTCAGGAGCATCTGGTCGTAGTACCTTCTCTGGATAGATACTCTCTAGATAAGCTGCTTGAGCTTTACTGAAGAAGATACTATCCTTCTTAGCACTTGTATTCGTATTCATTAGTACCTCTAAAAGGAAGTGGAGAAAAGCTAGTTCTACAGAGCTATTTTACTGCTCTCTATCCCCTGCCTCTCTCCCCTACCCCTCTCTCCATTAAACCAATCCTAATTGATTTAACAGAAGAAAAACTCAGATTCTTTAACGCTATCTAAGTCAAAAGAACCTCGTTCTGGAGGTTCACCTATGCCGCCTACTTCCCATAAGAACTCTCCTAAGAGGTTCCTATTCTGATACAACTGCACGAAAGCATCTCTAACCTTAGTGTGTAGAGTGCTAACATCACAAGCGTGAGTACCGAATGAATCGTGAATACCTACCATGAACAGCCCATCGTCTAACATGCTCTTAGCGGTAAGGGTTAGATGTGAAGCATCCATAGCGTGCACGAAGTTCGGACTGATAGCGTTCTGCATCTGCAGAGGCTTAGTCCCTTCATTCCACTCTCGCACAGTGATCTGCTTAAGACCACAAGAACGTACATGCAGTATCCGTTCATCATACCCCTGGTAATCGTGCTGCACTAGAAAACCTGTTGGGGTCTTCCATTGCATACGCTTACCGTTAGGCATACTCTTAGCAACAGACTTCAGCCAACGCATAGCATTGTCTGCAGCTGGTACTGTAGCAGCAATACCCTGGAATAGCTTCTTAGCAGCGTACGAGCAGTACGTGTACGAGCGTAGTGGATCAGGGAACACAGCGTCCGGCATTTCCTTATATACGTACTCTTCAATGAACTGCGCTGTCCCACGGACTGTAGCGCCGTACACGTACGTCATCACAGGCTTCTTAGCCATCGACCTAGGAATGCCTACACCGAGCCACCAGCGAGCCATGTCAGCTTCCTCACCAGTACCCTCAGCATCGAGTGCAATAGCCTGCATAGCGGCTACAGCTACCTTGCTGTAGATGTCCTGCTTCGGACCGCACTTAGCCTCATCCACCAGATTCACACAACGCGCCCCAATGGAGTCACGCAGTATAGCACTGAAATGCTGTAGACCGGAGCACGTAGCATCCATGTGCACGATGATACCCGTCTCGTACGTCTCAGGGGAACCGCTCAGATACGCTTGGTTAAGCTCGTACGCAGCGCTGAACATGCACCAAGGGGCATCAGTACCCCAGACATCAGGATGGTTCTCAGGCTCTGCTAACGCACGCTGAATGCTCTCCCAATGCTGCTCTGTCCAACGAGCACGATCCTCAAAGCGCTCCTTATCGAAGCCGTACGAGTTCGCAATGTGCACCTTCAGCCAGAAAATGCCCTCGCGTCCCAATGCCTTTTTCGTGTGCGAGTGCAGGACAGCCTTCGCTAGGTCTGAACCCTGGGGATTCGGAGAGCCTGCGTAGTACCACCGGCCTCGCTTATCCATGTACACGGGGAACCAGATAGGTCCTTCTTGACGAGAGGCTACCTTCAGGAATCCACCGATCTCACGGACACGCCCCTTCCAGGTACGGAGCGATTTATGCCACGGGGCGATACTGAGCTTCCACTCCTTGAACACACGTTGCTCTTCGACAGGGGCTTCTTCCTTCACCCAAGTAGGCGAGAACGGGCATTGCGGCTTCTCTGGAGGGTTTTTATTAGGCACCCCTAGGGTACCCCCTCCCGTCACCCACAAACGCTGTATAGCGTGCAATGTAGGCTGGTGCACAGTGAAGGCTTGGTCCTGCAGATAGTTCCCTACCTCGAATACCAGCGGCATGTTCTCAGCGGTGAATGCTTTGCGTACACGCTCACGCTCTGACTTACGGATACCCATGATGTTCAGGAGAGGGAACGCTGCACGTCTACGGGGTGTGAGGTACCCGCCTGTCTGTAGGTTAACCCAAGGATCAGGAGGGCAGAGCATAGCCCCAGCCTCCCGATCTACGATGTGCCGTACATCAGCGTCCGTGTACCCTACGAGGAACTCACGGACTTCCTGAGTCAGCTCGAAGTACACGAGCCGTCCCTTCTCACCGAACGTACGGTGCACTTCAATCATGCCAGCATCGAGACAGGCTTGTACACCCATCTTACCGAGAGTGATCTGCTCGGCCTGGGTAAGGCCGGAGTCAAGCTCTCCCTTCATGATTCGCTGGTACGCTACGTTGTACACCTTACGGATATGGTCTTTGTTACGTGTACCGTTCTCCTTGATCTGATCGTGAATCTTCTGCATGTACACTGGATTAACGAACTGTGCTTCACGTACACGTACCTCCAGTTCGTACAGCTTACCAACTTCACCAGCCAGACGCTGCAGAGTTACAGCACGGGTTTCTCTTTCATCACTGAGCTTGTGCAAGCACTCACGTACAGCGATCAAAGCAGCTACGTCACCTGGAACCTTACGCAGCCAGACCTTGAACTTCGCAATACTACCACGATCAGTGGTAGCTAGGTAAGACTCCAGATTATTCTGAACCTCACCATGAATGCGAGCTATCAGTCTAGCTGCGCGAGGTACTTCTAAGTCACCGGAACGAGAGGCACTACGCAGATCAGCTAACCTCTCAGCCGCTGACGCTGTGTCACAATCAATCTCGTACTGTAATTGTTTTTCTCGTAATGCCTGTAATTCCATATCTTAGTCCTCTAGGTTAATTCCGAACTCACGTAGGACATCAATGCGAATCTCGTTCGCATCGACTTCGTTACTTGCTTTGAACTCTCTGTGTAATGTGCGAGCTTGTCCAAAATTGCCGGTATGCATTGCTGCAAAAATTCGATCAGCCATCTGATCTTTGAATGATTGTTCTCTCATGTTCTCACAATGTTCCGATCCATCTGCCGTCAGTATCCAGAATCATTGGTATAGGCATAGGCCTACCGTTCAGGATCACCATACAACCGATGATAGGTTTCTTCGAACTGTTCTTCCCGTACGCAAACGCTAAGCTGTCCTTGTCAATAAGACAGCCTGCATAGCCTCCGTAGTACAGGTGAGCTGAACTCGCGCTGTACTGAACACCGAAGTTACCGTGTGAGTGTCCAACAATAAGATTACAACCGTTGTGTGCTGCGTCTTGAAGCACGTTCGTGCTCTGGTGCTGAAACATGACGATACCGAGAGGGGTTTGAATCCTCCACGAGAATGCCCATGACCAGCTAGGAGCACCGTGCTCTGGGAACACAATGTCTCTGTATCGTTTAATAAGCTGGATAGGTAGACCGTGAGCCTTCGCTCTACGGAACACCATACTGCCATGATTGCTATGGCACACGAGAAGCTCTGGAAATACCTTATGCAGCTCACGCAGCATAACTTTACCCAGTTCTAACTCTGTACCGGCACTCTCAAGATTCGGGTCTGAATCATGAAAGCTCATAGCATGGTAGTCCAACTCATCACCTAGGCTTACAGCCAAGTCAATTGGGAATGCCTTCTTCACAGCCTTCAGAAACGGCAGCGTATCCTTGTGTTGATACGGTGCGTGAATATCTGGAATGACTAGGATGCATTCTGCTACTTCAGGAATGAAGTTCAGATTCCCTACATCATCGTCAGGTTGTGGTTGCAGGAACTCCCTGGTTTTGCTAAGTGCTCGGTCAGCTGTTGCGAGCTTACCGTCATGGTCTAAGAATACCTTACGCCAGTACCGTGCAATCTCACGGGACACTTTACCTCTACCAGACTTCGTGTAAACCTCTGCTGCTACTGTGTTGCTAGGATTAGCAGAGAGGATCGTTATGTGATCCTCTCTAGCCCATCTTCGCATTAGCGAGCCACGCA